CACTGCAAATATGGGACTGTTTCAGCTATGACATTGCTGTTATCCAGAAAGCATTCCTACGCAATCTCAGCTGTGAGTTCTATGCCAAGGATCGGCAACTACACAAGGGCGACTACTTGTTCACAGTGGACAACGCCGCACCTGATATGAACATCATAGACACCACCTATTCAGAGTGGCCCGAAGATCACAAGAGCTTTAACTTTATACAGCTGGCCAACGGGCAATATGCCGCACAGCCCAACAATCGTTGTAGGTTCTTTGATGCTGCGTCAAATCCTAAAGAAATGTTGCATCCAGATTTTAAAGTAGCCACTAAGAAGTGGGTAGTGGAAACTAACCCTAAGTGGCGATTAGGTGATAGTGATACAGTAACGTATGAATAGAAAAAGGACTCCGAAGAGTCCTTTTTGTTTATAATATAATAACTTAAATGTTCGCTATGCGAGTATGTAATTTATTTTTTAGCAGCTTGTGATGCAACGCCTTGATTGACAAAGCTATACATCTTTTCAGCTGTTTCTAATACTTTTTCAAGTCCTGGGAATGATGGCATTTCTACTGTGCTAACGATTTGATTAGTCTTCTCATCGCGAGTAGCAGTCATTTCCCAACCGGCAAACTTAGCTTGAAAGTCGTCTTGTACTAGGCTTTTAGCCATGCCCAAGATATCTGTGCGGATTTCGTAACCGTTCTTGTTGAACTTAACTTCTGGTAGCTTTGGTGTTTCAAATTTTGACATAATAATCTCCTGTGTGTAATGTCTGTATGTGACAGCATTTTGCTGTCCATGTATTTATTATACTATCGTAATCACTATATGTAAAGTGATACGAGTTATTTTTTAAACTTGTTTACTCGTTCTTTAACAAGTTTAACAACTATGTCACTAAGAACAACTTCATAGTGATTGCAATCTACTTCTACTAGTTCCATATCCTCATGATGCTTTTGACTGGCAATGGTCACCACACCGTCATTAGGTTCATGCATAAAAGGACTTTGACCCTTTACAGTCACAATATTAGTCCACGGATGCTGTATTTTAATACGTTTAGCCTGCTTCATAACCCACGAACTAGGGCCAATGTCACGCATAAGCCTGCTGAACGGTAAGAAATACTGAGCATAGTCCGCTACTTCAGCACCACCATACGGTGTACTCAATGTCACCGCACCTTTAACAGACACGGGCATTGAGTTGGCTAAATGCAGACTATAGATACCGCCCAGACTATGTGCAACAAATACCAGTTCCGTATGGTCCTGTAGTGTTGCCTGCATGTCTTTTAGGTTGTTTTCAAACCCATTGCGACTGTCGTAGTTGATATCTACTCCGTCGCCCAATTTACTTCTGATATAGTTGAAGCTTTCGCTGGTGGCATTGGCACCGTGTATATACACTAAGTTCATGCCAATATTTATTAGTTTGTGTATACAGCTTTAGCTTCGTCGATTCTACCTTGACGAGCAAGGCTTGCAGCAGCACGAGCCTGGGCAAATGATTCTAGCACTGACCAGATTGAATTTAAGATTGTTTTCATAGATATGTTTCCTTTTGAGAGTTGTATTGTTGGATGTAGTTTTCCAACTGAGCGGCATCGGTAATGCCTTTGGTGCTTAGATAAGCGTCTAAGCGGCTTTGATAGTTAGATCCTGGAAACATTTCGGTTAAACGTTCCATTACTCTAATCATTTGCTCTGAAATAAATTTCATGTTATAATCCTAGTGTAAGTGTGTGTAGAGACTAGTGGTTTCTACTGAGTATTTATGCAGAGAAATGTTGCACCTGCACAAAACAACCAAGACACATTTAAAACGGTAAATATATCAAAGGATTCCACTACGCTATGAGGAAAAGCACAAGATCAATATTACAAGAACTCAGCGATCTGGGCGTTAGCAGAGATAAAGAGCTGGTTATTGAAAGCAGAGGCACCAATCTTATTGAGTCAGCTATCAATTTGATGTCGCTGATCCGAGAACAATACGACTTGGAAACCGCAGCAGAGCTGGAACGTAGATTTATCAACGCCATACGCACAGCTGAACCTGCTAAGTTCAAACGTAGTATTAAACGAATACAGGAAGGTAAAAATGATACTGAATGAAGGCGGCAATGTGTTTGCCAATGCTGAGCCGTTTGACCATAAAGACGTACCAGAAATACTACGAGTGATTAATAGTGCTCTAAATGACACTGGCATTCAAGCTATTCCAGTAGGATCAGCGGCAACCCCTAGGCCCGGACAACAAAGCGGCGACATGGATGTAATCGTAGACGAAGCGGCAGTATTAGAATACTTCAAAGCCAAGGATGCTAAAAGTGGTCGTAAGGCCCTTAATGACTTTATTCAGCAACAGGGTTTAGAAACAGCACAGAGTGGCATTAACGTACACGTTAACGTGCCTGTAGGACAGCAACACCATCAAGTTGACATTATGGTAACTGCTAATGCTCCCACAGTTGCTAAGTTCCACACGCATAACATTCCAGCAAATAGCCCGTACAAAGGTGTTAACAAACAACTTGTACTGTCCATATTAGCAAAACAAAAAGGCTACATGTGGTCAGCTTGGCAAGGCCTGTTTGATCGTACACAGGAAGGAAAGAAAGGTAGCTTTGTAAGCGACGACTTAGACACTATTGCAAATGTATTACTGGGAAAAGGCACTAGCTCTAAAGACTTGGGCAGTGTAGAAGCTATACTAGGTGCGCTACCCCCGGACATCGCCGAGCCGCTATTAGATCGTGCTAGACAAGATCCTAACTGGGTAGAAAAGAAGCAGACGGAATCTATCAATCTAGCCCGTATACAAGAACTTGCAGGAGTTCCGCAGGATTCACCATCGTCATCTGCAGTCAATGCTCCACCCGACGTGTTAAAGCAGATTGGTTCAAATATGAAAAAGAAAGGTATGCCAAACTTAACCCCTGTTAAGCCACCAGCAATGCCAACAGGACAACTACAATCTGGTCAAAGATTAGAAACTAACCCAGACGGTACTATAACGTATTACAGCGGTCAAGGCATGTATACCTATGACAAAGCGGGTAAGCCTCTCAAGTATTCTAGCCCAACTTTTGCCGGAATCACGCAAACTAACGATTTAATTTCAGGTAATATTTCTGTTAGATACAACGTAGGCCCGTTGGATATAACTTTGAATTTTGATAAAGCTGGAAAGTCATTAGACTCCGAAAAGATACAGTACGATCTTGGTATAGGTGTGGTAGGTCATGATAGAAACAAGGGTATAACAGCTACTACTTGGCAAGATCGCGGAGACAACGTTATCCAGAGTCGAGATATGGTGAAAGATCCTGCGGCGTATGATCGGGCAATGGCACAGGTCAATACACCAACTGCTAAGAGACCCACCACTGAGAGTAGGTTTAGAAAAGAGTTAGAGGCAATGTTAGTTGTGGCGAGGCTAAGGTAATATAATGAGAGCGAATGAATTTTTAAAAGAAGCAGAAGCTGCTGCTACAAAAAAGCTAGGCCGTGCATTTAATCACTTAGAAGACCTAGTGTTCTTTCACGGAAGTGCTGGCACACTGGAAGCACTTGATCACATTAGAGAAATTGCCAGCGAAGCAGGCAGTAAAACAGTGCGTATGAAGTGGGACGGTAACCCTCAGATATATTGGGGCAGAGAAACCAAAGGTGGACCCTTAGTATTAGCTGGACACAATGGCTGGAGCAAGGGTTATAAAACTGATAATCCTGCAGATCTAGTAGACTTCATCTCCAACAAGAGCGGCAATCCTAAGACTCCGGAAGAGAAAGCAGCAAGAGATCAGTTTGCCAAACAGTTTGCCAGCTTGTATCCATTGTTCGATGCAGGGACTCCTAAAGACTTTCAAGGCTATGTCTATGCAGACGGATTGTTTTTAGCAAAGCCCAACATAGATGCAGAAGGTGTGTACACGTTCTGTCCTAACCCTAAGAGTCAAACTTGCTATCATGTAACGGCAGACAGTCCCCTGGGCAAGCGTATTGCACAAGCACAGGTCATGGTGGTAGGTCATGCATTCTTTCCCAAGTTTGGAATGGATGATAGTGATCAAGAGCCAATGGATGACTTCAGCATGTTCAACAAGAATCCTGCATTGATTGTACAAGGCCCTGTTTACAACAGTACGCCAGTCAAGGTAGGCAACGAATCTATTGTAGCTATTGAAACTTATCTACAAAAGCATGCCGCTGAGATCGACAGTTTCCTACAAGGAGCTCCGGGTCTAGGCGATCTTAAGAATATACTATACACATACGTTAATCAAACAGCCAAATCTAAACAGTTGGATCAGTTAGGTGTTCCGCAGTTCTTCAGTTGGCTCAAGACCAGTAAGGTCAGTACCAACAAACAGACAAAGATCGAAGAGTTGGCACAACGCAGTCAACACGCATTGGCAGCAATCTTCGGATTAGTTAAACAAATCATGGATGTCAAGGACAACATCATTGATCAGATTGAGCAAGGCGAGAAAGGCGAGATATGGGACACGCAAGGTGAAGGTCGTGTTCGCTATGCGCCCGCAGGTAAACAATACGGCAATGTTAAACTAGTGCCAAGGAAACGTTGGACTCCTCAATGAAGTTAGTACATACTAAATTGCCGTATGACAAAGACGAATTAGAGCCTAGCAAAAGTCAAGACACTATCGACTACCATTATGGCAAGTTGTACAAGGGTTACGTTACTAGATTTAACGATAACGAAGGCGACTCTGATTTCAATGAAGCTGGTGCATTCTTACATGACATTTATTTTACACAGTTTCAAGCACCCGATAACTCTAACAAGCCAACTGGCCCTATCTCAGAGTTCATTACTAAACACTATAAAGACTTTGACAAGTTTAAAGAACAGTTTGAAACTGTAGCAATGGGTATACAAGGCAGTGGCTGGGTATATTTGGCCAAGGATGGCAAGATTAAAACTATTACCAACCACGCTATTAAGAAAGATATCGTACTGTTGGTTGATTGGTGGGAACATGCGTGGGCATTAGATTATCAAGCAGACAAAAAGAAGTACTTAGAAAATCAATGGAAGATTATCAACTGGAATATCATTTCTGGTAAAGTAGGTCTAATACAAGAAAAAATGTTTGTCAACAGTTTTTTTATGAAAGAACTGCATGAAGCAAGATTGATTAGAAGTGCAAGTGATATTAGAAGAATGAACTATGCCGATGCTTGCGAGAACTTGTATCTGTCAGTGCTAACATTAGACTTTATGAGTAGGTTTAAAGAAACCAAGTCTTGGGCTGTGCAGTATGCTAGACAAACCGCAGCCTATAACAATTATAGAGAGTTTAGACTATCGGGCACTGACTTATACAATATGATACATTTTGTAGATGCATCACCTAATGAAGT